AAAAAGAACCTGACATGCTGTGCCACAAGTCCTATATGCCACTTCGTAGCCCTGTGTGTTGGGTTCTTGGCGATGATTGAACTGGTACATACTCACGCTCACTACACTATGAGCACAGATGTGAATAGTTATGTCACAGAATTCTGTAAGCAAAACACTGAAGATTGTGAGCGTATCATTTCAAAATTTGATTAACAATTACATAAATCTGGAAAAAATTTTTCCGCCAAAAATTGACTGAAAAAGATCAAAGAGTAGTTGCCTTTAGTCTGCTGCTAACAAATCCATTAGACTTCTTGTAAGTGTTGCCCTTACGGTATGCATCTACAAATGATCTAAAGTATTCTGGTTTTAGTAGATAGATCTGTCTCTTCTTCTCGTTTTCGTCAGTATAATACTCAGCAATGGTAACGGGACGACAAATCTCGTTACCATTTTTTATTTGATACGTGCCGTCAATGTTTAGTTTGTGAATACCATTGTAGAAAGTCTCATCTACATGCAATCCTGAAGGATACTGTGCAATCTCATAGGTTTCATAGTGATGAATGGTTCCATAGGGATCATCAAACTCACTCTCTAGCATCTTGTTTAATGCGGAGTTTGAAAGAGGCCAATCATACTGTGCGTTGACCATGTTATTAGTCAGAAGAATAACCCAATCGTAAAACACATTTCCATATGCTTTCTTTGCAATTACATCTGGTCTCTCACCATCTTGAATAGTATATTGCTTAAAAATTACAGCATATGAGAACAAATCTTCGTTGATTTTATATCTGCGGAAGAAGTTCTTAGCAATCACAAGATCCGACTGGGAAAATGGATAACTAATAGGTTTTTCTGCGTATAAAACGTTGGGTGTAAGTGAAAAGAACATTAGTATTTCTCTACCTCTTCTGAGAAGATAAGTTTGGTCTCTTGGAACGATATAGTCAATTCATATGCAACCATGCTTCCATCTTCTAGTGTTGCATAAGTTCCATCGGGAGTGTAGTTGACATCAACTTGGGTCATAGCACACATCTTATACTGAGGAACATTAGAATTTAAATTTCCTCCTGTCATGAATGAAACTTTGCACACGTTGGGAACTTTGATAAAGTTCTGAGATACACTTTTAGAACTTTGAAATGTGATTTCATCACCATCGGCAAAGTTTGGAAGCATTGCTGCTCTGAATGTATTGATAATTTTTTTGATGTCTGTTGCTTCTGGCTCGTTTCTTGGAACTAACTTATATTTAAGCGTGAAGTTTCTTAAATCATGACCACTGAATAAAAGTTCTACGTTTGGGTTTAGGATAACGCCACGAGTTGAACCAAAAACATCGTCAGTGCCAATACTTTCTCCTGTAATTGAGCTAATGGTTTCTCTAATTACTTTGTTTGCTGTTTTAGGAACAATTTGATCAAATGTCTTTCTTGCTCCTTCCAGTGCATTTGACACCCCTTGAATTAAATTCTCAGATCCAGCAGTTTTTAAAGCTTGAGCTGCAATATTACTAAATTTCTTTCCACTCCAACTCGCTCTATATCCAGTAGAAATATCCTCTGGCATGTAAAGAATAATAGAATTTCTAGAAGTTTTTTTGTAAAACTTTTCGTCATCATTACTTTGGTTGTATAAAGCTAGAGACCTAGATGCATACTGATTATCATCTACATTTAGTTTATCTTCAACTTTTAATCCAAAACTAAGCAATTGTCCAGGCACACCAAGTAATCCAGTTCCACCAATATTTTTAAAAATATCGGCAACAATTTCCCCTCCAGTTGATGATACCGTGTTTTTAACTCCCCCGAATGGAGGTTGATATTCAAAAAACTCGAAGACAACATAATCTGAATCAACATCAACTGATAAGTCACGGGGGTATCTAACTGCTTTAGAAATACTCTCCGCTTCTGGGTCTTGATTTCCTGTAATGTAAGTGTAGTTTTTTGTTTTGTCTTCGTATTTTTTCTTGTTAATTTCATTCCACTGTTTGCCATCATACTCCCAGTAGAGTTGAACCTCTGTTCCAAAGGAACTTTTGCCAGTGTTAGTAGCTACATCACCCTCTTTAGCAGTTTTTGTTGGTGGAGATTTTGTGACAGCGGTATTAGCAACTCCCCATGTTGCTGTACCTAATTGGACTAGTGGGAATACCATTACTTAGACATCTCCTTAGATTTTTTGTTGCCGTATCCTTTCACTGCTCTGTGACCTGTGATTTTATCATAGAACTTTTCGTCAGTCTCTTCCCATACAACTTTTTTGTCTATAGGAAAAGAAACTCCATTAATATTTTTCACATAATCTTCTGTTGGTAGGAGAATGGCAGTGTCCCATTCATCAGCAGCAAGATCCAAAATCAATCCGTCTACATGTGCTGATAGATATTTATGGAAACATACCTTAGGTATGTCAATTCTACCTTGTATTAGTTTCTTTGTGACAATCAATCTCTTCTTTGGAGAGAGGTAGTGTAGGTTAGCACCCCAGAATTCATCCTTGCCTGGTGCTTTGATGACATATACTAGAGGAAATCTGTCATAGTAAGGCAACCACTTCATCTTTGCCTTATACTCAAACATATACAGATGACCTGCTACTGTATATTTACGCAGTTCATTCTTATCTTGTTCTTTAGCGGCACCAACGCGATCTTTGCGTTCGTCCATGATGTATTTGTTGAAGTTCTTTTTATATCTACTTGCTTCTTGTTTGACTGCTGATCTATACCAGGAGAGCGACTTCTTCTCTCCCCCAGTAGCATCATTTACTCTTTCAAAGAGTGTTTTATATCCAGGGTCTTTATTTGTGGAGTTGCGCTGGATAGATGCAAATCCTGTTGCCATTGTTATACTCCTAAGTGATCTTCGGTAAGTATTAAGAAGTTCATCTGCCTGTCTTCACAATACTCACGCGCAGCGGACCACTTTGCGTAGTTCTTTGCGTATGTCAGAGCAGCATTACGATAGGCAGCAGTTTTTTTGTTTTTGTCATTCGGGGGTGTAGTTTGTTTCTTGGGTTTAATCTCAATAATATATTTGGTGATAGCACCAGTCTTTTCACGAACCTTGATATAGAAGTCTGGAAAGTATCTCCTCACTCTACCATCGGGAGCACGATAGGGTATGATTACCTCTTCGCTCCCCCACTCTATTATTGACGGATTATTATCACAGAACACCATGAACTTTCGTTCCCATAATGATCTATAGATAACACGAGTTGGATTTCCACGATACTTGCCAGGATTGATTGGTTTATACAATCCAGAGTATGCCATAAATATAGTTGGACCAACATAGGTATTTAGCGTGTCTGCAGTAGATATTAACAGTTTTATTCAATCGATATCGAAACAGGGGAGTTTATCACTCTCTAATACTTATGATGTACACTTTCAATTCCCAGCAGATGCGGCGTATCTGTCTGCAGCATTGTCGAAGTACAGTGAAGGTCAATCAGAGACATCAATGTTAAAATTGTTGTGTGACGAGGCACAACTGCCTAATGTTGCCACATCTACTGGAAATATCACTGGTAGATACACTGGATCTGGCACAGTATCTTATGCACACACTAAAGTCTATAATGAATTTCAGTTGGGATGGATGTTGGATGCTAAAGCATATCCTTTAAAGTTTTTAACATCATGGCATGATTTTATCTTCAATGATGTCAATCCATCAGTAATTACTGACAAAGATGGTAATGTTGTTAATGCATTTAAAGATCTCCGTGTTAGCGGTCAGCAACTGGAGTCTCATAGAGGAAGAATAAAACCCAAGAAAAAAAATAGAGCAACTAAAGTTCTTTATCCAGATCAATATCAATGTGATATAATTATTACAAAAACAGAAAAGACGGTCACTACTGGTCTAGATTCTACAAGACTTGATAGACCATCTATTTCTTATTTCATGGAGAGGTGTTATCCTATTGCTATCGATGCTGTTCCATTGTCATATGGATCATCTCAGATTACTAAAGTGACTGCACAGTTCCAGTACGCTAGACATCTTACATTCTTTAATGAAAATTGACTTTTCAATTCCATAAAATGGGGAAAATTTTTTCCGCTAATTTTTGGGTTAAAAAGTCGCGCTAAATATACGTATGATCTGATCTAAGCATAATGGCATTACCACAAGTTGCACTACCAACGTATGAGTTGGAAGTTCCTTCAACGGGCAAAACTATCAAATATCGCCCATTTGTTGTAAAAGAAGAAAAACTGCTTTTACTGGCA